TTAGGGCAATGTCCCAATACAATCCAGAGCAAAGTTCGACCAAGCGATTGCAGTCTGAGGAGTGCTGATACCGAATGGAGGGTTGGTTACGAACAGGAACTCCTGAGAGGTCTCAGCGATTGAAACTGCATTGTTAACAATGTTCTGCTCGGTGCAGCCAGGAATGGCGAGGATGGAGATATCAACATCTTCCTTGAGGTAGGAGTAGATACCATTACCGTCTGCGGCGTTACCAATTACAGCCGCCTTTACATCAGCGTCAGAGAAGGTCTTACCAGAAAGGTCACCGTTGTTACCTCCAGTGAAGTTGTAAACTCCAGCAACAAGCTTTGCATACTTGAGGTCGGAAAGCTCAGGAGTTTGAGAGGTGCCAGCCTTATCAATAACGGTAGCTGAAGTAGTTCCGTTAGCTACAAGGGCGTCACCCCATGTGGTTGGAATATTCCAAAGAACATCGTCCCTAGAGGATACATCAACGGCGTATTCACCGATAATGTAATCAGAGGTTTTGTTCGTTTCATCAGAGGTATTGTTGATAACGGCTTCGGGGTCCTTGTCAATGCCTGCGGGAGTGCTTACGAGTTCTACAAGATGGGACTCCTCTGCGCCACCAGCAACAGTCAGGGCAAAGTCGGACTCGGAACCCCTACGAGAGGTAACGATACTTTGAAGGCCCGCAGTTTTTACACCGTAGCTTCTGATGATTGAACTGTAGTTGTAACCAGCACCAGGGTAGAGAGTTCGAGTTACATAAGCGCCTCCAGACGGAGAAGTAGCGGATAAAGTTACTCCGTTTCCAGAAGCCCCGGCAGCAGCGGCAACAGTAGTCCAACCGTCGTACCCTACGAGGTTCATGTTTCCTGTTGTAGAAGAGAAAGCATCTCCAGATTGACCTCCAACCCCTGCTGAGAAAGACCCTACTTGAGAAGCCAGAGTACCAGCAGGAACGGTTGGGAATGCAACAGTAGATGACCAAGCCCAAACCTTAATCGAAGCGCCAGAACCAGCCCATGTGCCAACGAAGTCGCCCGCTGAAGCGGCGGTCTTACGGAAAATAAAGGGGCTAGAAGTAGAGGCAACTCTGTCTGAAGCCGTAACTACCGCGTCAGCGCCTGTAGCACTGGCAAAGTAAGAAGAGGCTTGGCCGACATTTACAATCTGAGGGCCGTTTGGTGTTTTGGAAACTCCGTTACCGTCAGTAACATCAACCATAAAGAAGTGGTATGACGCGGGGTCGAGGTTGTTTCCGGTCTGAACATGAGGTGCTGTTCCAATCAGTACAGCCGCGTCCGCAAGAGCAGCGTCGGAAGTAGCTACGCGAGTGAAGTAAACTGTGTTAGTGCGGTCTAGAATGTGGTAGGCACCAATAAGACCTTGACCGCCAGTAACATCATCAGGGCGACCGAAGGTCGTGATGAGTTGGTCTGCGTTTGTAACAAGGGTAGCTTTGCCAAGGGGACCTTGAGAAGCAAAACCCATGATACCGACATTAGTGGCGTTAAGAGAAGGGGTGTAGTCGGACCAGTCCTTCTCAATAACATATACTCCGGGGCTTACATATGCGGGCATGTGTGTGTTCTCCTATTAAACTTTAGTAATCTTAATCATCTGTCTGCGCTCAATGTTACGAATGAGGTCAGTAACAGCGTCAGCAGAAATGACAACAGATTGCTTGGACTCTAACCAGATGTGGTCAAACTGTCCAGAGGGTAGCTTGGCTACAATCTCAAGACCTTGGTGAGTGAGATTCTTAATTTTTAGATGGCTGGTCATTCGATTTACCTCTATTGTATTTAGAAGAGAAGTGACGGAGGAAGCCTAGATTTTTTCAATTATTGAGGAGGCTTTGCGCCACTTGATAAAAAGGACTCTAAAGTTTGAAGTCCGCTAGTCTCTTCCAAGTATACTTCGTAGTTGATTGATACGATTTCTCCTGTGTCGGTGTACTTGAACACCTTACTAGGAATGTAAGACTCCACACTAAAACGAACAACTCGCTTTACGATACGGTCTTGTTTATCTCCTACCTGTAGGTTAGAGCTTTCGTCTACTCCTACAAGATAGGATTGATATGCTTCGTCTGGGCGTATTTCGATTGGAAGGTTAGGTCTGAACATCAGCATGATTTGTTCAGTTAGCTGATTAACCTCTTCCACATACTTGCCCCAAACATTTACTGCAAAGGAAAGGTTAGCTGCTACAGGTGCCAAAGCCATGTACCGAATGGCTCGCTGCTTATCAGACAGCCAATACTTCTTCTCTACTAGCGCCTCCATCGGGCGTCTTCTTTGAAGGTCTACCTCTACACCTTCTAGCTGCAAGGATAGCAAAGGTAGATTAGTGGTTTTGCCTTCATTGATTTTAGCGATTGCTCTCTCGGGGTTGGCGTAGATTATCTCTACATTACGAAGAGTGTCGTCACCTTTGAGAACTTGAAAGTTGCCGAACAGTTCTTTTATCTTTCGGGTAAAGGCTCGATAGAAGTCTGGCTTCTGAAAGCTTGCGGTAGCATCAAGAGCTTGCATCTCCTGACGAATCTTATCAATAGTCCATAACGCTCCAGCCATCAGTATACCTCATCTTGTGGGAAAGTCTCATCAGTGCGTAGAATATCTTCATCGTCGCGAAGAACTCTAGCCGCACAGCTTAAGTGATAAACGCCATACACATCGAACTGGTCTTCCTGAACCTCGTAAACTTCGTACTTCAAGTTCTGGAAGTCTGGCATAAGAATGTCGCCGGGGATGAGTGGCCGACCTACGAGCTTCTCAACATAGCTTTTGTTGAAGGTGAAGATTTGCTCACTGGTAACTTCGATACCGAACTCAGTAAGATTCTCTTCAAGCGCCTGCGGTTCGTAGTGGCCTTGAAGAACTACAGGTGTGTTTGATATGGTCTTTTGAGAGGCTTCACCGTAAAGGTCATCCTCCATACCTTCTGTACGGTAGAACTTATACAGAAGAATTCTTGAGCCACCCAGACGAATAAGCTCATCGTCTACCATGTTGAATAGCTCGATGTCTGGGTTATCCAAATCATAGATGTTCAACATGTCGTTGAACTCAGTGGCTGTGTCGCCTGCAATCTTATGATTTGTTCTGAACTGTTTGCGCTTGCTCATTAGAAGAGAGAGAATGCGGGAGGCTCTTCAATTTCATTAAGAAGGTCATCAACTAGCTTCTCTTGCTCTTGTACGGACTGGTCGAGTAGTGCTTGGCCGTTTAGTTGAGCACCTCCACCAGGAGAGGGTAGTGTCTGGTACTTCCCACGAATTTGACCTAGGATACCTTTGCAGATAGACAGCGAATACTTCTGAATCCAGTTGATAAAGTAAGGATGCAGGGTGTTACTATCAATCGCTTTGAATTCTACCAGAACCTCTTCAGCCATAGTAGGTGGCGGTGAGATGTTCAAGTATCGGTTGTTGATAACATTGAAAGTACCGTCGTTACCAAGAATCTTTCTCATCATCTCAAGATGAGAGATGGTGATGTAGTAATCACCGACTGAGAAGTCTCTGAACAAGAAGTTGTCCTGAAAGTACTTGATAAAGAAATCAAACTCAAGAGTTCCGTTGGAGTACGATAAGCTTAGTAGGTGCTTACGATAAACTGCATTTCTAAAGTTGTTCATCACAACTTGAGGAAGCTCATACAAGGACACGCCGCCCGACACAGCAAATGTACAGAACTGAGTACACCAGTCGGGGGCGTGATAGTCTAGCCTTGAGATAGCCTCGTCAATGGCAGTTTGAATCTGAAAGTCTGTAAGCTCTACTCGAACAACAGGGAACCCCAGTCGAGCCAGAATAAAATCCTTGATGGAGTCGTAAAACTCAGAGAAGTACTCTTCGTTCTTGAAGCGTCTTCTATTGAGTTTACTGTAGTCTATCTCGCCATCGTAATCCCAATCCTCAAGTTCAGCGTTACTGCCACTCACAACACCAAAGGTATTGCCGTATCGAGTCTGGGGTTTTACAGCGACATAGCTCATTTAATCACTCCTCAGTTTTTTTGACAGCGCGACGAGTTCTTTTTTTCTTCTCTGTAGTGGTAGTGGCTACGGTGGTAGCTACAGTCTCCTCAACTACAGGCTCTGGCGCACCTTCGACCTTTACGAAATCAGGAACAGAAACAACCTCATCTAGTTCAATTGTTGCCATACCATCTAGAGTAATTACGCCTTTTGAAGTGAATACTCTTACAGGCATTCTACGAGTGTTGATATACTTCATGAATATAACCTCCAATGTATATAGACAAACAAAGAAGGCCACACCCGAAAAGATGTGACCTTCTTTGTTTAGTTACTGAGAACTATCAGGCAGTACCACCCCGACCGCCAACAGCGCCAGGACGGAAGAGGAAGTTGCTACCAGCACCGATGATACGGATGATACGGAAGAAGCGAGACTCGGGAGTCACGGCAGTCTTACCGTAGCGGGTAAGCAGACCCTTTCTGGGCTGGAAAGTCTCGGGGTCAGTGACAGTGGGAAGCAGCTGGAGGGGGATGTAGGGCGAGAAAACAAAGCCCGCATCCATGGGAGAGCTACCCTTGTAACCCATGAGAATTTCGTCATCAGGATAGAGGGGGTCAACATAAACATCGAACATACCCTGGAGCTTACCAGCGTAGTTGATGTTTGCACCAAGCTGACCTTCCCAGTTACCAGCTTTAACACCGCCTTCAAGCTTGGAGGCAGAGTTAAGAATAGCAGCAACGAAAGGCGAGGTGATGAGGTAGTTACCAGCACCACGGTAGGTTGACTTGTAGATATCCTGAGAGGCGAAGTTCAGAGTGGCGAGTAGGTTCGCGTAAGCCTCACCAACATGCCGGGGCTGAAGGTTGAGGGCGGTAGAAGCGAAGTCTACGAAGAAGACATTCTGACGGGTGTTGTGAAGCCCGCCGCCTTGACCGCTAACAGTTACAGAGCCAGCAGCCTTTGCGTCGTAGAGGTACTCAACAGGGTCGAAGTCTTGACCGTTACGACCAGCACCAGTAATGTTGTTGCTGTTCGGCATGTCTAGCATGTTACGCTCGAAGCCATAACCATTTGGACGGTCATAAGCGATTCCGCGCATATCCTCGATAAGCTCACGGTCAATCTCAAGAGCAACTTCCTTACCGAGAAGGTCGGTAAGCTCGCGCTCAAGGTCAAGGTTGTGGTAGGCCCGAAGGTCCTGAGCCGCCTCAAGAGTCCACAGGGCGCGGAACTTACGAGTGCGGGCAGTAACGGGCTGCTGCTCGATGTGGAAGTTAATCTCAGGAATAACGCCATTCGGTGTAGCGTCAAAGGCAGAGATGTCAGCGAGTGTAGACAGTCCTTTAGGGAAGCTAAGGGTCTGACCAAGGACTTCACCGCTAGAGACATCGTAGCCTACAGTGGTGGAGCTAAGAGGGAAGGAAGCAATCTTACCGCCGACAGTAGCCGAAGGGTACTGAATGTCGGCAGACAGATTACCAGTAGTGTCGAAGCTTAGAGCGCTTGCGTTACCTTGGTTAACAAGGTCATCAAGAGAAGTACCATCAACATACTGAGTACCAGCCTCTCCAACGGAACGCTGACCATAGGTCATGTCGTACTTGCCGTAGATGGTCTGACGACGCTCGTCGGTAAGACGGTCGTAGCCAAGGTAGAAGATTTGGGATACAGGACCCTGCATGGGCTGTACGCCAACAACCTTGTTAGCAATCAATTCGGGGAATACCCGACGCACAAGTGGGAAAGCGAACTTCTGGAAAGTACCAATGCTGCCGACAGTCGTAGGACCAGCGCCGGGGGTAGCTTCGGAAAGCATACCGTCCTTCTGAGCCTCGTTTAGAATGTGACGAGCTTGGTTCTCAAGGAGGACAGCGGTTGTCTCGCGAGTGTACGAGTCATTGACACCTTCAAGAATCGGACTCCACTTATCAACTAGAGTTTGTGATGTTTCTTTGTTTAGCATAATTAGCTCCTATTGAATTGGGACAATCGAATTACATCCTCATTCAAGAAGAAATTTTCCCGCGCTGAACCGGGCAGAACTTGAGTATCATGATTTTCGTTGGTAATCATGACCGCCGACTCCGAAGACTTAAAGGGAACCTCAGCCTTTTCCCTTTCGTCAATTAATGCCTCCGAAAGCTGACTAAGTTCGGCCTTCTGATGGTCTAGCTTAGACTCTAGAAGACCGACTGTTTTTAACGCTTCGTTAAGTTGAGTTTGGGTGGCGTCCAGGGACTCTTGAAGCTTCTCGTTTTGAGATTCGTGAACCCGAACAGCGTTATCGAAATCAGTAGTTTCGAGTTCGCTTGCTACGATGGTTTTGATTGCTTCGAAAACGCGGTGAGCACGAATGAACTTATCATCGGCTTCAAGCTCACGCTGCGCGGTTTCCTTGAGGCTGTCAATCTTGGTACGGAGGAAAGCCTTGACCTTCGCTTCGATGAGACTAACTTCCTCTGCAACACGCTCCTCAACGACCTCATCTAGTAAAGAGGCTACTTCCTCTAGGCCAGTCTCGGTAAGGCCCTCAGGAATCGCCTGAACTAATTTATCAAGATTGTTGCTCATGATGTTTTTGGTTGCTACGAATATGTACTATACGGAATCAGCAAGTGTATTTTATTTTTAAAGTTTGCCTAGCCGTCTTTTTAGCGCAGTGATGTAAATACGGTCGTTGTGAAGATGCTCAAGCTCTTCTACAATCGGCTCGCGAATCTCGTTCAATTGCTTGCTCTCAGCAAGTGATGGGAAGGCGTCTTGGCTAGAAGGCTCAGACACCATATCAAAAGTAATCATGTTGTAGTTCTCACCGACAACATAGTGAGAGCCAGACTCGTCTAAATCAACAGAGCCCGTGCCTCTTGAAGAGATTCCTAATTTAACTCCTGCCCGTAGAAGCTCAGAGAGAACTTTACCAGCAGGAGTGTTCAGTACTTCACCTTCTCCCATAACATGATTGCCTTGAAGAGAGAGCTTGGTGATTACATGCGATACATTACCAAGGTGAACAACCTCGTCGGAAGGGTGGTCTAGCTCGCCAAGAAGACGGCGGTCACCAATCTGGCCCTGAAGCTTCTTTACCTCGCGCTCAAGAAGAGGGCGGCTGTAAACTCGCTTGTTGCCATTAGGACGCTCGGCCTCGGAGAAGATACCTTTAAACTTGAGGGGTCCATTGGACTTACCTTCCGAGATTAACGAAACTTCCCCAAATGAAAAGATATCTCTAATTAGCATCAGTTAGCTCCTTTGGCTTCATTGACGACTGCATCAAGGAAGAACTCGTAAGACTCTTTCTTAAGCTTCTTCTTTTTCTTGTCGTCCTTCTTTTTCTTTACGGCCTTCATCTTAGGCGCGTTAGTCTTGGGAGACTCCTTGGATTGCTGAATGGGAACATTGTCCTT